AATAATAATAATAATTAATAAAAGTAAAATGGGAAAGGAAGCAAAAAAACACAGAGCAAAAGTTGCAAAAAGAAATGCAAAAGTAAAAGAACAAAAATCAGGAATGCAAAAAGCATTTGATTTATTGATGAAACAACAAATTGATGCTATGGCAAACGAAGAAAATCTTAAGGCACAAATTGGTGATCAAGAGTTAAATTTTGAAGTTGTTGAAGAAAAAACAATTGATCACGCATTTAAATTTACTCCAAACGAAGAAGAATCTCAAAAAATTAACAAAGAATTTGAAGGTAACGTCTCATTTAAAGAAGAAAATCCTGAATTTATGTCTATAAATCAAATTACAATAGATGATTTTGAATCTGACAATAACGAACCTATTGAAGACCAAATTTCTGAGATAGAAAAATAAAATGGATTTGTTTAATCCGCCAAAATTATTCAATTATAATATAATGATAAAAGATTTAGATTTTTCCAAGTTTGAAAACCCAACGATACAGGTCGTATGGGAGGATTTACCGGAAAACTTTACACAAGATAAAATCAAAAGTGTGAAACATTACTTCCAAAAGAAGTATAATACCACTAATGTAAATGTTTTAACTAAGTCAAAGAATGTTGAAACAGATGAGATACAAAGTATTGATGTGTCTGTGAATATATCTGATTCAAATTATCAACTTGACTTACTGAAGAAGTTTGTTGATGCCAAAGGGTATTCTAACTACCAAGATGATGTTTTATCAATCAATAAAATGGTTGATAATAAAATGTTGGAAGAAGAAGGCAATCAGGCTCAGTTTAAGAAGTGGTATATTAGAAATATAGAATTCTCTAATTTCTTATCGTATGGTGAGAACCAAAAATTAGACTTTGATAAGTTGAGTGGTATTGTGGTGGTTGAATCAGATCCACCTAATTTTGGTGGTAAAACAATTTTAAGTGTGGACCTTCTAATGTTCTTATTCTTTAATGAAACCACAAAAACAACAAAGGCGGAAGAAATATTTAATCGATTTACGGATAAAGATAAAGTAACTGTTAAAGGTGAAATCACAATTGACGGTGAGGATTATATTATTATTAGAAACATTGAAAGAAAATTATCCAAGAAGAACGAATGGAATGTTAAAACCGAATTGGACTTCTTTAAGAAGTTATCTGACGGTAGCTTACAGAACTTTACTGGTGAACAAAGAAGGGAGACGGAATCGTTTATTAAAACGTCCATAGGGACAAAAGAAGACTTTCTAATGACAATCCTAACAACGGGATCAAATCTTGAGGAGTTGTTGGAATCAAAACCAACCGCAAGAGGTCAGGTATTGTCTCGTTTTATGGGTCTTGAATTCTTAAAAAGAAAGGAGGAAGTTGCAAAAGAAATTTACTCCGAGTTCTCAAAACAAAAGATATCAAACATATATTCGTCAGAGTCATTAAAATCCGATAATGAAGGTTATGAAACCAAAATTACAGAGTTAAGTGGTGAAATTGTGAAATTTAACACAGATTTGGTAGTTATTGATGCATCAATTTTAAAAGGGAAAGAATATCGTGATGACATAATAAAGAAAAAACACGGTAATATTGATAAGGAAATTAGTCTATTGGATCCAGAAAAAACTAAACAAACAATAAATGGGATTGGTTTTGAAAAATCTGAATACATTACCAAAATGAATGAAATTAAGGTGGTTAAACCATCTGAGTTTTATCATGAGGATAAACACGATGAAGTAAAAGAACAATACAAAGAGGTTTATCAAGAGAAAGTTCAGATAGACACAAATATTAAATCAATAGAAGAACTTAAAAGTTCAGTTGAGGGTGGAATCAAATGTGAGCATTGTGGTATTGAATTAATGAATGCTGCCATTACTAACGCAAAGATTGCCGAACTTGATGGTTATATCACGCATAAAAACCAAAAAGAGGGTTTAATGCAGGTTTTAACTAACAAAGAACAGTCATTTGTGCAACTTAAGAAAGACTTTGATGAATATGAGAAAAACAAACTCATCAAAGAGAAATATGAATTGAGTATTGAGAGTTGTGACCTTAAAATTGGTGGTTTAAAAGATAAACTTAAAAGGTGGGAGGAAGTTCAAGATAAAATTAAAGAGAATACCTCAATAGACACAATTTTGATTAAAGCGGATCTTAGATTGGACGAGTTGGAATTAAAAAAGAAAGGGGTAAACACAAGTATTTCAGAAAATGAGTTTAATATTAAAAACTTGGTTGAAAAGATTGATAACAACAAAAAGATGATTGTTAAAATCAAAGAAGAAGACGAGAAAGAAAAGATATATAAAATATATTTGGAGGCATATGGTAAGAATGGGGTAACCAAAATTATTATGAAAACTATGATGCCGATTATAAATTCGGAACTCCAAAGGTTAATGGAAGATAGTTGTTACTTCAAATTAGAGATCAGAATTAACGATAAGAATGAAGTTGAGTTTATAATGGTTGACAATGGTACCGGTGTTGAAAAACTAATGACTTCAGGATCTGGGTATGAGAAGACAATTGCGTCTTTGGGGTTAAGAGCGGTCATGACTAAGATAAGTACACTTCCCGCTCCCAACCTTGTGATCATGGATGAGGTATTTGGAAAAGTATCTTCTGACAACTATGACATGTTGTATGAATTCTTTGTTAAAATCAAAGAATATTTTGAGAAAGTGTTCATTATTTCCCACTCAAATCTAATAAATCAATGGGGGGAACATGTTGTTAAGATTACAAAAGAAAATAATATTTCAAAAGTTTTGTAACTAATTACACTAATATTCGTATATTTGTTATATGAAAAAAATAAACACATATAAATTAAATTGGGAATTAATCTCAAAGGGATTTGGGTTGTCCATTGAAAAAACTATTGAAATGTTTAATGATGGAAGAATGCTTGGTCGGGTAGGTGAGTTCTTACATGAAAATTCTGAAAATGGCATAAGACAAAATGAAAATTCATCTTTTGATGTTAAAGAAGAAAACAACACAAGAAGTGAAATTAGAACTATAACTGACAAGGTTAGTTTTGCGTCCTCAAAAGAAGTTGGGTTTGGTAGAAAAGTTACTGAAGATGGGTTTAAAATAAAATTAAATTCTTTGGATAGGTATATACTTATTGATAAAAGGTTGATTAATAACGGTAAAATCGATACTATTGAAGTTACAAAAGATGAAGTATTTGAATTACCATTAGGTAAAAATAAATCAATATCCGCTAAAAAATTCTTTGAACAATATGATAGAAATAAATAAAATATACAACGAAAATTGCCTAAACACTTTATCCAAAGTATTAGATAATTCAATTGACCTAACAGTTACTTCACCACCGTATGATGATTTAAGAACATACAACAATCACATCACAGGTAAAAAAACAGAATTTAATGGTTATTCTTTTGATTTTGAAAACATTGCAAAGGAATTATATAGAACAACAAAACAAGGTGGTATTATTGTTTGGGTTGTTGGGGACGGAACTGAGAAAGGTAGCGAAACAGGAACGTCCTTTAGACAAGCGTTATTCTTCAAAGAGATTGGTTTTAATATTCATGACACTATGATTTATATGAAGAATAACTTTTCAAACCCATCGTCTAACAGATACCATCAAATATTTGAATATATGTTTGTTCTTTCTAAGGGTAAACCAAAAACCTTTAACTCAATTAAAGACAGAAAAAACATTTATGGTGGTCAAGTTGGTAGTTGGGGTAAAAACACATCAAGACAAGTTGATGGGTCTATGGTTGAAAGAAAGAAAAAAGTTATTGAGGAATATGGGCAAAGATATAATGCTTGGACTTATAAGACATCTAAAAATGGTCAGGAGGATGAAATTGCGTATCAACACCCCGCAATATTCCCAATACAACTCGTTAAAGATCACATTATAAGTTGGACTAATCCAGGAGATTTAATTTACGACCCTTTTATGGGTAGTGGAACCACAGCAAAAGCAGCAATCCAAACGGATAGAAACTTTTTGGGATCTGAAATATCCGAAGACTACTTCAAAATATCTCTTAAAAGAATTGAATAAAAATAACGAAAGTCCCAATTTTAACACTATATTTGTAAAACAATTTAAAACACACATATGAATTACTTACTTTTTGTATATTACGACAACACCGTAGAAAACTCGGAAGAGAAAACAAACGAAATTGGAGGATCAATTGCTGATCAAATGAGTTCTAAGGAAGTTAAATACATGTTTGGAGACAAACATGCGATATTTCACTTCGCATCTGGATTACCTATTGATGAAATGGCGGGATGGATAGACATCATCGTAGATGACTTGGATTGTTTTGAGTATTTTTTAATACCAAAACCAAGAAATTCAGCATCAAATCTTGATAAAGACAACTTAGATCACCTTCTTTCGTTAAAGAAGACTATTAAGAAAAAACTTACACCAAAATTAAGAACAAAAAACCTAAAAGATGGTGAATCATTTATGGATATTGCAGATCTAATTTTTAATTTTAAAAAGAAGGAAGTTTGTAACATGACACTTGATGATTTACTTGATAAAATAGGTGAAGAAGGCCTCGGTTCCTTATCAGAACTTGAAAAACAAAAATTAGACGAATATTCAAAATCAATTTAATTAAAATATATGAAAGACAAAAACACAGGATCACACATTAATCAAGAAGAAATATCACATTACCTTAAAGATATTAGAAAAATTAAGGTAATGACTGTAGATAGAGAAAAAGAGTTGGCAAAAAAAATAAAATCTGACAACACAACACTCTTAGAAAGAAAACGAATTGAAAGAGAATTAATTGAAGGGAATCTTCGTTTTGTTATTACTGTTGCGAAACAATATCAAAATCAAGGGTTAGATTTATCTGATCTTATTGCGGAAGGAAATTTAGGGTTAATGAAAGCAATTAAAAACTTTGACTGGAATAAAGACCTTCGTTTTATTTCTTATGGTGTTTGGTGGGTTAAACAATCTATTATCCAATCATTAAACGATAACTCAAGAACTATTAGACTTCCGGTCAATGTTGTCCAAGATTTGCAAAAAGCAAAAAAAGAAGTTGAACAACACGGAAAAAAACTTTCTGACAAGTTCTCAACTCTCCCATCAATTATAGATCTTGATATGTTTATAAACGAAGATGGTGACACATTATTGGATATGATTGAAAACAAAGACGCAGAAAGACCAGATGCGGCATTTGACACTAAAGATATTTTGAAAAAAAAACTTATTGACCTTTTAGATGTTTTAGATGAAAGAGAAAAAGTTATTGTTGGCGATTATTTTGGATTAACAGGAACACCCAGAACATTGGAAGATATTGGTTCAGATTTTGGACTAACAAAAGAAAGAGTTCGTCAGATTAAAGAAAAAGCATTAAGAAGGTTAAGAAATGAATCTTCCGAATTGTTTGATTATTTATAAAAAAAAGTCGATTTAAGGGTTGAACCGAGATTACCCTTACAACTCGGCGGAATGAGACACGATGTTCTCTAGGTGAGAATCCTCAATCATATCTATATGGTGTGATGAAACTACACTCCCCCATTGGTACCAGTGGGGGTTTTATTTTTTCTTTATCTTTTATATTTATCTATTATAGTTTATTAATATGAAAGAAAAATTTTTGCCTTGGTTTTTATTGTTTTGCGCTCTTGGTTTGTCAGGAACTGCCGCGTATTATAGTGTTGTTGGTTTATCAATAGTGTTTGTTGGTGTAGCGTTACCCGTTATTATTATGGGATCATTTCTTGAGATATCTAAAATTGCGATTGCAACATACCTTCACGATAAATGGAAAGAGACGTATGGTATTTTAAAGATATATATGTCAATCGCCCTTGTAACATTATCTATTATCACATCACTTGGAATATATGGACTTCTAAGCACGGGATTTCAAGGTAATATTGCAAAACTTGAAATCAACGAAAAAAGAATTAAAAATGTTGAAGTAAAAAAGAAAAGGTTTGAAGAAGTTAAAAACGAACTAACAAAAGAAAAAAACACTTTAGACGGAGACATTACTAAGTTAAGAGACGGGGTATCTAATAATACAACAACACAATCTGTAGATAGAAAAACTGGGCAGGTAATTACAAGAGCCAACGACGGTAATAGAAAATTATTTGAATCTCAACTATCACAAGCACAAGTAAGAAGAGACACAATAGCAAAAAGAATTGATAATATGAATGACAGTATCACTAATCTTGATATTGAAATTTTAAATATGGAATCAAAAGAAATTTCGGGAAGTGAGTTGGGAGCTTTAAAGTATGTTAGCGAACTACTTGATTGGGATATTAAACGAACCGCAAATCTTTTTAT